TGGGGGACCTATGAACGCACAACCGAAACTGCGAAGCGTCACGCAGATCATGGCGGCGACCAAGAACGTGCCCGCCGAGGTGCAGGCCCCAACCAAGCAGCTGGACCAGCGCACCACCAAGGTGGTCAATGCTTTGTTTCTGGAACTGCAGGCCATCTTCCCTGCGTGGAAGCAGGCTTGGCCTGATGACGACGCACTGATGGCCGCCAAGCGCAGCTGGATCAAGTCCTTCGCCGCGGCTGGCATCAACACCTTGGAGCAGATCCGCTTCGGCATCCAGAAGTGCCGGTTGCTGGGTACCGACTTCGCCCCGAGCAGCGGCAAGTTCATCAAGCTGTGCCAGCCGACGCCGGAAGAGATGGGCATCCCACCGCTTGCGCGGGCCCTGGCAGAAGCGCTGGAGAACTTCCACCCCAGCAGGGCGGGTTCCCGCACCTGGTCGCACGCAGCGGTGCGCCACGCGGCCCTGCAGTGCGAGGTGCAGAACCTGGGGTCGATGGAGGTCGAGCGCGCCGAGAAGGTGTTCGCCCGTGCCTACGACATCACGATCCGCATGCTGCTGGCCGGCGAGCCACTGGGCGACATCGCCACCGGCATCGGCCACGACAGCCAGAAGAGCCTGATCGAGCTGGCAGACGAATACGCAACCCAACGCCAGGCCCGGTTGCTCGAAGTCCAGCAAATTCCCAGTGGTGCAGCCGCGTGCCGTGCCCACCTGCTGGCCAAGTTGAACATCAAGCGCGCCGGGCAGCCGGCCGGGGAGGGGGTGTGATGAGGAACATCAAGACGCGCGAAGGCTTTGAGTTCTGGGATCGGCTGAACGCCATCCCGCGCTTCAGCTTCCTGCTTGCGCCCTCTGGCACTCGAATCCAGAAGTTCGAGGACATCAGCGGCAACTGGATCGACGTGCACGAGGCGCAGAAGGTGATGGACGCCGCGCAGGAAGAGATCAACGAACTGCGCGAGCGGTTGGAACGGCTTCAGCCGAAGGCGGTGGCTCCATGACCATGAATATTTTCGCTCAACTCGTAGGCTACGCGGTCATGGGTGCAGGCGGAGCGATGCTTGCCATGTACGCGCTGTACCTGGCCTGGGCGGTGTTCTGTGGCGCTGCGAGTGGCTTCATTCGGGCGAGCAGGGCGATCAAGGCTGCGCGCAAGGGGGTGAAGCGTGGCTGACCTAATGCTCCGTAACGAATCCGACCGTAGCCGCCTGCTGGGCTACATACAGGGCTTGGATCTGGCCAAGCCGCGCCGCCTGACCATCGTGGAGGTGCGCAGCAGGCGTTCGGATGCCCAGAACCGCCTGCTGTGGCAGTGGAACGGCTTGATCCAGGCTCACCTACGCGACTCTTTCGGCCAGTTGGCCAGCGCCGAGGAGTGGCACGAGATCCTGGTAGCCAAGCTCTGGCCCGCCGAGGTTCACCCGGTAGAGCTGCCCGACGGCACGCGCTACCGCGTCGGCCGGGCCAAGACGCGCAAGTTCAACACTCAGCAGATGACCCAGTACCTGGAGCTGCTGGACGCCTACTGCGCGGAACACCTGCAGCTGCTCCTGCCGCATCCCGAGGACCTGATGATGGCGATCTACGGCGAGCGCCGGGGGAGGGCAGCATGATGGTCGCCAAGGAGATCAAGCCGAAGAAGTGCAAGGCGCCAGGTTGCGGCAAGCCCTTCAAGCCAGCCATGACCACGCAGAAGGTGTGCAGCATTGCCTGCGCCAAGGCCATGGCCAAAGATCCGAAGCTGCAGAAGGTTGCGGCCAAGGCAATCACCAAGCAGGCCCGGGAAGACCTCAAGGAGCGCCGGGAGAAGCTGAAGACCCGCCGCGAGCACATGGCCGAGGCGCAGACCGCGTTCAATGCCTACATCCGCGAGCGCGACGCCGGTCTGCCGTGCATCAGTTGCGACTCAAACCCGAGCGACCACGACCTCATCACCGGCAGCCGCTGGGACGCTGGTCATTACCGGTCGGTGGGCGCCTGCCCGGAGCTGCGCTTCGAGCCGCTCAACGTCCACCGCCAGTGCGTGAAGTGCAACCGGAACCTGTCGGGTAACGCGGTCGAGTACCGAATCCGTCTGGTGAAGCGCATTGGCGCCGACCAGGTTGAATGGCTCGAAGGGCCTCATAAGCCCCAGCGCCTAACAATCGAAGACCTGCAGGCCATCAAGGCCCTGTACAGGCAGAAGCTCAAAGACCTTAGGAGGGCAGCAGCATGAACTGGACATCAACCGACAGCGGCCAGCTGCTCATGCTGGGCATGTTTATTTTCACCATCTACTCGATTGCCGGGTACGCGATCGTGCGTGGCATCTTCATCTCGAATCGCCGCAAGAAGGAGAACGGGCAGTGAACTATCAGAGCGTAGTGTCGGCAGTAGTTCGTGCCCTTGCGGCCGAAACGATCAACAGCGCAGGCGGGTGCGACTTCGAGCCCAAGGTGCAGGCTGCAAAGCAGAAGGGCGCAATTGTAGGCAAGGAAGCAGCCTTTCTCTTCGACTGCATGGTGTTCAGTCGCCTGCACAAGAACCTAAGCTCATCGCACTGGCGCCACTTGGTGGCGAAGTACTCGACGCACGTTGATCGCAAGCACGCTGCCATCGAGGAGCTGACGCGCACCCATCGCTCGCCAGCCCCGGACCGGTTCCGTCAGTGCGCCATCTTGACCTGGGCCATGCCCAAGCTACCTGGCGTAGACGGCAAGCGGAGCACGAGCGTTTTGCCGGCGGCCTGGTATGAGATGGATAGCTGGAGTGATGACCCGCACCCAATCAAGACCCAGGAGCGGTGGAGGCGTGACATCCGTAGGGCTCTGGAGCGCGAAGTAGACGCTGCACTGGTAGAGGCCCAGCACATTCTCGACCATGAAGGCCTTTTGGTGGCAGATGTGGCTTGACGCCGACTGAGCCAATGAGCCAATATACGTCCATCCTGTGATTCCTGCGCCTGATGATGGCGGCAACGGTCACGGGATGGTCTGGAGATTTCATGACCCAGATCCATCGCTTTCCCTTCATCGAGACATCCAGTCTCCCCAGCTACAACATTTGCCAGCGATCACGCTGCCTCCTAGACGCATTGGAAGGCACGCATTACTGCGTAGGCCATCAGCCGAAGCCGAAAGCTCCTGATTCCGCCTGGGCTGGCATGAAGGTCGTCTATGTCGTCGGCGCTGCTGGCGATGAGTTCGTCAAGATCGGTTACGCCACTGATCTGAGCGCCCGCCTGGTCAACATGCAGGTAGGCTCAGCGCGTGAGCTGCTGGTGCACTGCGCGCTTGAAGGCGGCGCCAAGGTCGAATCCATTCTCCACCTTGAGATGCAGGCGCATCATGTGCGCGGAGAGTGGTTCAAGGCTGAGCCAGTCAAGGCCCTGTGCGAAAAGCTCCAGAAATGCCGACACACCCGCATGAGGCTCAAGGTTGAGTCGGTCATCAGTGAGTGGAGCGACGCCGGCCACCCATGGGATGGAAGGGGAGTAGCGCAGCGCCGAAAGCGACCAGGCTTCACGATCAGAACCTAAACAAAGCCCAGCCAAGTGCTGGGTTTTTTATTGGCCCTATGAGGGCCTCAAGAGTGCCGGCTCAGTAGCCGAACCTCACAGTTTGGATGGTGCGGGACCCATTGCCAGTGTGGCCCGAAAGGGATAACTGGACGCGGATAAGCCGGTAGTGCCGCGATGCAGAAAAACACCGGCAGCCCAAGCGCTCGCACCTCACATGCTTCGCGGGTGGCTTGAGGCGGAATTGGCGAGACCGATGCAGAAGGGTGTCGGCGCTGATGAAGCCTTTGGCGGACAGGTGGGGAGAGACCCACGCGTAATGCAGATGATCAAAGCCCGGCGGAAACGCGCAGTGGTAACAGTCAGCGTGGGGACTGGAGGGAAGCGCCACGACCGTGATCTGAAAGGATTGCCATCTGCACCTATTCAGGGCCTCGCCAAGTAGCTGGGCCTTCTTCGTTCAAACCCCGAAAGGGACGAAAGCCGGATTATCCCCATGCCTGACAAGAACCCGGACACGTGGGCGCAGATCTGGCTGGCCCTTTCGAACCCGCTATGGCAGGGCGCAATAATGGCCGTCACAGTCTCCCTACTGCGCGTCCTCTACGACGCCAAAGAAACCAGTAAGCGCCGGATCATCTTCGAGTCGCTGATCTGTGGGTCGCTGAGCCTGGTTGCGTCCAGCCTGATCGAGTGGATGAGCTGGCCGCCCAGTCTATCGGTAGCCGCGGGGGGCACGATCGGTTTCCTCGGCGTGACCGCCATCCGAGAGCTGGTGACCCGCTTCCTGGGTCGCAAGGTGGACGCCGTATGAAAGCCATCGCCGCCGCACTGATCATCGCCCTGGTCGCTGTGCTGCTAGTGGGTATCCAGCAGTACCGCGTGGTCGCACTGCGCGGGGAGGTGGCATTCGAAGCCGGCGAGAAGAAAAAGGCGGTCGACGCGAATGCCGAGAGCCAGGCCACCATCACCACCCTGCGGGCCGAAGCCCAGCGCAACGCCGACTACCTCAAGGACCTGAACAAGCGCCTGGAGGCCAGCAAGGCGAAAGCGCGTAAGGCGGAGAAGAACTTTGAAGACCTCAAACGCAACAGCAAACCTGTTCGTGACTGGGCTGCTCAGCCTCTTCCTGACGGCCTGCGCGGCAAAGCCTCAGCCGGTAACGGTAAAGACAACAGCGGTGCGTCTCGAGCCCCCTGAGATGGTCCCGTGCGAGCGGGTAGGCGATGACGAAGACCTGCGCCTGAACGGCGACCTATGGGCGCTGAAGGATCGGGCCATCAACCTGCTCGACACTTGCGCTGACCAGGTCGATGCGCAGATCCAGCGCAGCAAGAGCAAATAGCCGCGCCACAAAATCATGAAGTGCCATTTCGTGGCGCGGAGTAAAAACCTGTGACCACATCAAAACCGCGAATTCAAGTGCCATCTGGCGGGATCGTCACATCGGACAGTCTTTCCAACCTGGTAGCCAACATCGGCACCAACCGCGACAAGCGCACGCACAACCGGTTCGGGTTCCAGTTCGTCACGCCGTATGAGCTGGAGGCGGCCTACCAGTCCAACTGGCTGGCCCGGCGGATCGTGGACAAGCCCAACGAAGATGCACTGCGTGAGTGGCGCACCTTCTCCGGGAAGGACGCAAAGAAGATCGCTGCTGAAGAGCGCCGGCTGGGTGTGCAGCAGAAGTACCTGGATGCGTGCTGCTGGGCTGATCTATACGGCGGCGCGGCCATGCTGATGATCACCGGCCAGGACCTGAGCAAGCCGCTCAACCTGGACAAGGTGAAGAAGGGCGGCCTGAAGAACATCGTCGTGTTCGACCGCTGGGACATTCAGCCAAGCCAATTCAACTTCACCGACCCTCTGGCGCCCAACTGGATGCTGCCCGAGGTGTACACGGTCGTGAACGGCCAGCAGCCGATCCACTACTCGCACGTCATCCGCCGCACTGGCGCCCGCCTACCGCGCCGCATGGCTCAGTTCGAACAGGGCTGGGGTGACAGCCGCCTGCGCCGCTGCATGGAAGACCTGCGCGATGTGGTGGCCACCAAGGGCGGCATTGCTTCTCTGGTGCTTGAGGCGAACGTCGACACCATCAGCGTGAAGGGGTTGCAGGGTGCATTGTCCAGCGCGCAGTGTGATCAGATCACCGAGCGCTACCGCTTATTCGGCATGCTCAAGGGGATCATCAACCTTGGCCTGCTGGATCAGGACAACGAGAAGTACGAGCGCAGCAGCATCGCCTTCTCCGGCCTGAGTCAGATCATGGAGCAATTCATGGTGTGGACTGCAGGCGCCGCGGAGATGCAGGTGAGCGAGCTATTTGGGCAGTCAGCTTCTGGTCTATCGAACACTGGAGAAGGTGATCGGCAGGCCATCTATGACCGGACAAAGGCCAAGCAAGATGGACAGATGCGTCGTGACCTGGAGCGTTTCGATCAGGTAATGCTCCGGTCCGCCTTGGGCTATTACCCCGACGACATCGAGTTCGAGTGGAATCCGCTCTACCAGAAGTCGAGTGTGGAAGAGGCCCAGGAAGACCTGGCAGACGCCCAGTCCGACCAGCTCAACATCGAGAGCCGCATCATCCGCCCGAGCCATGCCATGCGCCGCGCTCAGGCCAAGGGCCGATACGCCATCACCGACGAGCAGATCGCTGCCCAAGAGCAGCGTGAGAAGGACGAAGACAATGGCCTTGGCGATGACGAGGACCTCGACAGCTTCGACCTAGGTGCGAAGCCTACGGCTGATGCGGCCCTGAACGGGTTTGTATCGGTCAAGCCTGACAAGCTGTCGGCCAGCGTGATCGCCAGCCATGTGCTCGAGTCTGGTGTGGGTAGCGGGGTTCTGGAGGGTGACCTGCATGTGACTCTGTTCTACGCGCGCAACGGCATCCCAGCAGGCGCGCCAAGCGACGGAATGTACATCGCCAACCTGACGGACCAGTACGAGATCATCGGGCAGGCGCCATGGCGAGCGCTCGTGGTCAAGCTTGACTCCCCTGACCTGCAGGCGCGATTCGATGAGATCCGTGCAACAGGCGCTGAGCACAGCTACCCGGAATACCTGCCGCACCTAAGCCTCAAGTACGACCCTACGGACGATGAGCTGGAGGCGCTTCGAGCCAACCCCCTGCCTCTGACATCGATCGTTCTTGGTGGTGAAAAATGGAAGCCGGTAAAAAGCTGAGCCCGCTTGAGGTCCTGACGGCGACAAATAAGACCCTGCTGGCGAGAAACAGAAAACCCCGGGAGCCTGATCCGGTGCGGCCCAGCGGTGACGCTGAGCGGTTCTACCGGGGCAGCCTCAACCAGCTGGTCCGCACCATGTCGCAGCAGCTTTATGCGGTCCTCGGTCCGGCGCTTGCTCGGCTCAAGCCGCAATACACTACCGACAGCCAGGTCACCATGGACGGATGGACCGACGAAATCCTCGCGGTAATAAGCCGGGTGTCGTCGACGTTCACCACCAGCTTGTTCGATCAACAGGCCCGTCGGGTAGCGGCCGGCACCATCAGTCGGGCCGACGCCGACAACGCCGAGGACTTCCGCAAGTCGGTAAACCGGGCTGTGGGCGTCGACTTCGAGCTGATTACCAAGCCCAAGGGCATGGTCGACTACCTCGAGGCCTCCACCGCCGAGAATGTAAACCTGATCAAGTCCATCCCCGCAGGGTACTTCCAGCGGGTCGAGACCATCGTGCTGGGTGGCATGAAGAGCGGCCTCGCTCCCACGGCCATCGCTAAGCAGATTCAGGAGCAGACCGGTGTCAGCGCCCGCCGTGCCAAGCTCATTGCGCGGGACCAGGTATCGCAGCTGAACAGCGACCTGACCCGCCAGCGGCAGACAGCGGCCGGCATCGAGTTCTATCGCGTCGAGACAGCCTACGACCAGCGCGTCTCTGGCGACCCCAGCGGCAAGTACCCCAACGCCAAGATCAGCTGCTACGGCATCGCCAAGCAGGACATTGGCTACGGCCCTGGCGTGTACAAGGTATCCGAGGGCACTACCTGGCGCGGCGTGACCAACCTGCACCCAGGCAAGCACCACCCGCTCTGCCGGTGCGTAGGGATCTCCCTGATACCCGGCGTGAACTACTTCCCCGACAAGAACGGGTAGCACATGAAAAGAATGACCATCGACGCGGCCTTCACGCCGACGTCGCGCACTCGCACGCCTGAGGGTTACCTCTGCGTTAAGGGCGTTGCGGCCCGCACGGGGGTTTACCAGTACGTTTCGACGGAACTGGACCTACCGGGCCCGGCCCGCATCGTGAACGTCTACAAGCCCGCCGAAGAGCTGTTCAGCCCTGAGTCGATGGCCACGTACGTCGACAAGGATGTGACCAACGACCATCCCGAAGACCTGGTCGACTCGACTACCTTCCGCGAGGTCTCCGTCGGCCACGTTCGCGGCGTTGAGCAGGACGGCGAGAACCTCGTCGTCGACATGATCATCAAGGACCAGTCGGCCATCGACGACATTGAGTCGGGCAAGGCCGAGCTATCGCCTGGCTACACCGCTGAATACGCGAAAGAGCCCGGCGTTGCGCCAGACGGCCAGTCCTACGAGTACACCCAGCGCACCATCCTGAACAACCACATGGCGGTTGTAGAGGCAGCACGGGCCGGAAAGGTCGCCCGTATTTTTGACCACAAACCGAAAGGTACCCCAACCATGGCGACCCGGAAGCTCTTTCTGGACTCCAACAAAACCCTCTCCGTCGTGCTGGACGAAGAGCAGGCAGTGATCGTCGAGGACGGCATTGCAAAGCTCATGAAGTCCCTCGACGAAGCCAATGAACGTGCCGATAAGGCCGAAGCAACCAAGGACGAAGCCGAGGAGAAGCTGGAAGAGGCCAAAAAGGCCACCTCCGACGCTGCCATCGGCGTTCGCGTCAAGCAGACCTTGGACACCATCGCCTCCGCCTCGAAGATCGTGAAGAGCTTCGACAGCAAGGGCCTGGTATCCCCGTTGGAGATCAAGCGCGCCGCGCTGACCCAGCTCAAGCCCACCCGCGACTGGGCCGGCAAGTCCGAGGCCTACATCACCGCCGCATTCGACTCCGCCGAGGAGGATGCGAAGGAAACCAACGACAAGGATGACGACGAGGACGCTAAGGCGACCAAGGACAGCCTCGCCGGCCTGGCCAAGGACCTGAAGAACCGTCCGAAGCTGACCAATGACGGCTCCGAGGCCTACACCAACTTCCTGAATGGGGTGACCAAGTAATGGCGACCGCAATCGACACCTTTGGCCAGTACGCTGGCAAGGCCTTCGAGGGTCAGATCAACGACCTGTCGATGGCCGACATCACCACCGTGGTCGCCGACCTGGCCATCCCGTTTGCGCGTGCCGTTGTAGTGGGCTCCGCTGCCAAGCGCGGCAAGCTCCCCGTGGCCACCGCAGCCCTGTTCCTGGGCATCTCGGTACGCAAGACCGTCGGCGTGAGCTCCAGCTACATCACCGGCGATGCCTCGAATCCAACCAACGGCAACGCCGTCGGCGGCTACCGCCTGGGCGAGGAAGTCAGCTTGGTCAGTCACGGCCGCATCTGGGTCAAGACCGTTGATGGCGCCACCGTCGGCGCCCAGGTCTATGCCAAGCCCACCACCGGCGAGCTGACCAATGCGTCCACCGCTGGCAACCACGTCCTCGATGGCTGCACCTTCCTGACCGCCGCGGCGGCCGGTGAGCTTGCCCTGGTGCAAGTGAAGGCCATCAAACAAACCACCATTGCCGCTTAAGGAGCGACCTATGAGAACAATGGACGCTGCGGCCCAGGCGCAACTGGGCTTCCTGGTCGGCAACCTGACCTACATCGAGCAGGAGGTGCTTCGCCAGCCGTACCCGGAGATCAAGTATCCCCGCGTGCTGGCCGTAGACACCTCCGCCCCGGACTACATCGAGTCCATCGGCTTCAAGGTGCTCGACTACAAGGGTGAGCCAGCGCCGATCGGTGACCTGTCGCACGATTTTCCGGTGGCTGAGATCGCTTCGAAAATCGGCGGTGTTGATGTCGTCCAGGCTGGCCTGGGCTACACCTACACCCAGATCGAAGTCGGCAAGGCCATGGAAATGGCCAACGCCCAAGGCTTCGGCGGTGCGATCAACTACCTGGCCGAGAAGCCAATCGCGACCCGCACCCTGACCGAGCAGTGGCTGGACCGCGTGGCCTTCATCGGCGATGCGCGCTGGCCTTCGCTGGCCACCGGAGGCCTGATCAAGTACCCGGGCGTCCCAGTGCTGGCCACCGGCACGCTGCTGGGCGGCGCGAACAAGACCTTCGCCCAGATCCTGGCGCAGGACCCTGACACCGCTGCGAGTGAAATGCTGACCCTGCTGAACAACCTGATCCTTCAGGTTTACCAGGTGCAGACCAACAGCATCTTCCGTCCGACGCACATCCTGCTGCCGCTCAAGCAGTACGGCCAGCTGACCACCTTCCGCATTCCGAATACCTCGGAAACGTTGGTGAGCTACCTGGAACGCGTGCTGAACATCACGTTCGAGCCGATCCTGCAACTGGCCGGCGCCGGTGCTGGCGGGACTGATCGGATGATGGCGTACACCAAGAACGCCCAGTTCGCCAAGTTCCACCTGCCGATGCCGTTCCAGCTGAACGCGCCGATCCCGTCGCATGGTGGCCTGCGATTCGAAGCTGCTGGCGTCGTCCGCACTGCCGGTACCGAACTGCGGGTTCCGCTGAGCCACGCCTACGTCGACGGCATCTAAGGGGGTCACCATGTCTTCGAAGAAGATTTACACCAACGTCAGCGCCAACCCTGTCGTCCTCTCGGACGGAACCTCGGTGCAGCCTGGCGGGCAGACCACCGAAGATCAGTTCGAGCTGGCCAAGGGATCGCTGTGGGCGGAGCACGGCCTTCTGGTGCCCGGCGCGCCCGAGCAGCCCGACGACTCCAATGGCGATCTGCAGGCGCTGACTGAGGAGAACACCCAGCTCAAGGCTGACCTCTGCGCCACCCAGGCCAAGCTGTCCGATCTGGAAGCCGCCACCAAGGGGCACCCGGAGCAGGTCAAGGCCCTGGAAGATCGCCTCACCCACGAGTCGGCCCGTGCCAGCAATCTGGAAGGCGAGCTGAAAGACGCCCAGGCCAAGCTGTCCGCCAAGAAGTAAGCCAGTGTCACGGCCCCTTCACCGGGGCCCATGACTGGAGACCCTGATGGCTTCCATCACGAATATCAGCTCGCACCGCATCGACCTGGCCGACCTTTCGTTGGCGCCGGGCGAAGCGATCGAGCACTTCGACGACCGAGAGGCCGAGCGCCTGAAGTCGACGAACTACTACCGGGCCGGCTGG